GATCTAAACGATATTCGTCCTCGCCCAACCACGTAGTCTTTCCAATTCCCTTATTTCCCCGATTCCAGGGATAACCAGGAGAAGAACGCCTATTGATCGGTGCAAACAAATCGTTTCCAGGGATCCCTACAATCGACTCCTCATGCGTCAATACGCGTCGAATAGAATCCTTAGTATCCCGGAAAACGAGCTGCTTCAAATCCAAAACTGCTGCTTCTAAAAAGTCCTCTCTAATCAAAGAAGGAGGAACTCCACACTTTTTCAAACCGTCCTGCAAGGGGCGGATCACCACTCCCTCATGTACTATAGGTCTTAGTGCAGACGGTGCTGTAGTCGGTTCTAATAACTGTCCATAGAGCGGAGATTCCTTCAATGATGATTTCGGTGGGGTAAGTAGTTTCACACACAGACGACCTACTGGATCAAAATCCCCTTCCGGCAATTCGATGTCGACACATTCGTCTATATCGTCACCGAGTACCAATCCAATTTGAGCAACTTTCGGAATGGTATCCATAGCCTCGACAATATCTTCATATGACAAGGCCACAGAAACTCCAAGTCCTGCAGATCCACAAATATGGAAGCCGAGTATTTTTCTCTCTAGTGATTCATTAGCAGCAACAAGTGGAGCACCACAGTCGCCCTTTACTGTCTCACAATCATACTGATAAGTGTTTCTAACTACAATATCACGTTCCACAGAATCCGGATCTTGATGTATATATTTAGTACGGTCTCTTGCAACGGCCTTTAGTCCAGCAAATTCACGGGGATACAATTTCCCATCTTTATGCTGAGCCAAGGTAACTAACGAAGCTCTAACCGACTGTATTTTACTCAAGTCCTTCCTGCGGACAAAATGTTTCAAGATGTTTCTCTTAGTCTGAGATTTTATGACCATCAAAGAAGCATCCTTTTCTTCTCCATCCGTTGCTACGATTGGATAGAAACTGAGCTCCGTACTGGCCACTTTAAGTCCTTGTTGATTAAATGCATTCTTCAATACAATAAAATCCTTGCGCTTGATAAACTCAATCGCGTGTGAGGGAACCAAAGCAACGCTCCCTTGCACAAAAACGCAATTGACTAGTGGTATTTGTCCGTCACCTTTATCAAAAAACACTCGGAAGACATTCGACATCAAACCATGATTGATTATGTCCCGCTGAGTGTTATCCATGCACGCTTCGGTAAATAATTCCGTGCGAACATTCTGCTTGTTCTTCGTCTTAGCGTCTCCACTTTCTACTCGCCCTTCACCTTGCAACTTCTTACGAACGGGACGACTTCGTATCCGAGCGCGCTCTTCATAGAACACGGGGGCTATTTCTTCGTCCGCATTTCCGCGTCGCATCCAAGCAAAGAGACCCAATGAGCACAAGACACCGAGGGCAGTAAACATAGCATTTGACAACGTAAACCACTCCTTAGCCATCTTGACTATCGGGGATTCTAGCAACTTCGTAAGAGTACTTTTCAACATCGACATCCATGTCTTCGCCACATATTTCAAAGTAGTCACTATCGAGTGGGCACAATCGGAAGCAACCCGAAGCCCAGCAGCTATGCAACTCTCAGCATAAGAACACCCACTATGAAAATAGTCCTTCACAAATGACCGGACCCTTTCGGAATAGGAGTGCGATTCTTGCCCTGCTAAGAGTGCAGTCACCTCCATAGACATCTCTCTATAATACTCATCAAACGAGGCACAATTTCTGGCCTTCATCAATAACTGGTCTTGCTTATCACGCAACAGCGGCGGAACATCTCCTAGGAGTAATTCCATACCATCGTCGCTAGTGGACTGAGCAGCAAACCAAATCGCTGCTATAGAACACAATACTTCGTCAAACTCTTCGGGAGAACATTGCGAAATAAATGTCGGCTCAACAGCATCGACAAAATCGTCGTGCTTGTGAGCTCTTTCCGCCAAACATTCCAACACTTCACGCGAACGCTTGTGCTGATATGCATATTGACGGCGACACAAATTTGCAAAGTCTTCATACGCCATTATCTCTCCTGTCTCCCTACGCGTAATAGGGTCATACATGTGAAATTCGTACACATCATCGAACAATGCAGGCTTGTCTACTAATTTGGCCGAATCTATCACAGGAGATCCCGTAGCAGAACGCTTCGAAAACTCAAGCTTAGTCGTCACCTTAGCACAAACATGTCGCCGACGATAAAATGCGTCTGGGTAGGTCAGTGAAGCAATATCATACGAATCTAAATTCGATGTTAAAAGCAAACACTTCGAAACAAAGGGGGTTCGGGACTTATCCTCCACAGCTGCCATATGACACATCATGGGAACAATATTCCCCGTACGGATTATCTCTATATATTCCTTATTCGGGGCCGATTGTCCATCACGCATCTGGCCAAAATCATCATACACACAAATCTTTTGTCCGTGATAACCATCCCAATATTCTTGCTCTACTTGACGCATATACATCTCCTTGATCACATCATGATGAAGACCTTCCTCAGCAAGAATATCTTGGGCTAACAAGAAAGTCACACCTGATTTTCCAACACCACTGTCTCCAAACAAATGAACGACAAGTGGTTCGGAACGAGGGCCAAAGGCTCGCGCT